GAGAAACTTCGTAGAAACGCGGTAAAGAGGGCGACCATGATGAATAAATCCAGCTATCAAGCTAAAATTAACAGTCGAAACTTTAAGATACCAAAGAACCGAAAGAAGATATTCACCAGTCGTATTCAAAGGGCGACAACCTTGGGTCAAGTTCTGAAGGCATATGAAAATGCTCAAAGTGAACTACCTAAGTAAACCCAAAAATATGTAAAAAGTAACTAAAATGAATCATCCCGACGACGACTGTACCGTGATTACCGACATGCCTCTCAGCGACGAGGTTGTCGATTTCATCGAAAACGGTCTTCACCGTGATATGACTGATGAGGATGTAGTGAATTGGTGTGATAATAACCTTGATGGTCTCGCATCTATATATGAAAAGTATCGGGATACATACTTGTCATACGGACAGGCCGAAATGACTCTCTTTTTTACACAAACCGTGTACGGTCGAGAGGACGCGATGGAGATGATTAGTCAATTTATAGATTTTCAATAAAAGGAGAAACCTTCAATTTCTTTTTCAACTGGCCTAGACCTGTACCCTTCCGACGAACCACTGGGTCCAAGTAAATCGAAACGTCCGGTCATCCATCTGTGCCATGTCTTGGGGTAGATGCGCACAGCTGTGGTGTTTACGGGGGTGTTGAATGGTACCCATACAATCGAATCTTTATCAGACGCCCCAGAGTACACAAAACCATCATCAACATTCACCCAGCTTCCAGACGCATTTTTGTACTGGGCTGTGAACGTGGTTGTCCATTGATAAATATAATTCTCTGTACCAGTTTGACTACGCCCCTGAAGCGCGACACCAGTCACATCTGTAGGTGAATCCATCTGTAACTCATACCACTCACTGCCATCACTGGGTGCCCCACTCTTGGGGTGCCACCCTGTCCCGCTACCCAAAACACCCTCGCGGGCGTGCCAGTTAGGATCATCATTGTTTTGCCACCATGACGACGAAGCGCGCTTACCAGCTGGGATGTTGAGGAGTTTGTGTGCCGAAGCGTCGAGTGTATCGTTCGTTATCAGACCAGACCGCAACGACATGTGTTTGTTCCATGTCTGGGGGTAGATGCGGATGTATCTGGTGGTGACTGGTGTAGCAAACATCACCTCAACTAGAGTGTCGTGGTCTACGTTGCCGTCAAAAGTGGCACCACCATCTACATCTTTCCATTCACCATTGTCGTAGTATTTAACCTTGAACGTTTTCACAAACTGTGGACCCCATGATTCGTCAGCACCCGACTTCCTCCCCTTGATGGCAACACCAGCAATTTCGGCGATTTTACCATTATCCATCTGGTACCACTTACCAACTTCATTCAATTCAGAAGCCCATAAATTCCCGTCGAGTCGCCCCGTATTATGACTCTTCATGGTCTCACGACCACCCGCTATATTCCATGGACCCGAAGATGTCCTGAACTCAGCTGGGACATCAACCACCACCGGGGGTCCCAAATCGATCTCGACTGGGGCTGAGGGCCCGGCTGGAATAATTGGTTCTTCTTCACCACCACCCATCATCATCATTGCTGACACACTGGAGCTGATACACAGTACACCAACACCAATGGCGGCATACATAGCCATGTTTATATTATTTTTAATCAAAGAAAAAAATTCGTCTATATATTTTCAATAAAAGGAGACCGAATCAAAAATGGTCTTCACCGTGATATGACTGAGGAGGATGTAGTGAATTGGTGCGACAATAACCTTGATGGTCTCGCATCTATATATGAAAAGTATCGGGATACATACTTGTCATACGGACAGGCCGAAATGACTCTCTTTTTTACACAAACCGTGTACGGTCGAGAGGACGCGATGGATATTATTGCTAGTTTTGTAGATGGATTGTAATTAAACCTCTCTTATCTTTAATGCTCCTTGAGCCCCCTTCCAAGCAGGTGAAGTCTCCATGAAATCGAATGTGTATGTACCATCAGTACTCGTTTCTTCAAATTGGGGGGTTGTTCTATTATTTCCACTTCCATCCTTTATTTGAATATATCCACGTAAACGATCTTTTACAGCCACACCTCGATCAACAGTTGAATCAGTGGGATGTTTAATAACAATTTTATGAATATTTTGCACCGATCCTAAATCGATTTCAAGCCAATCTTCTTTATTATCACCCAAACTATGATACATAGTATCTGTGTTAACATCAAATGCCTTCCATGCCATATAATTTGGATCCTCTGTATCAGCATTAGGTTGAACATAAACAGATGAAGAAGTAGCTTTTATAGGTGCCACACTGGCTATATTCTTACCGTCACCGTCGTATACTTCGAGTTCTATAATATTAAGTGAATATGCCGTATCAGCGCGGTATGGGTGACCCTGCCATAGACGCACATATCTACCAGGTATACTACTCCCACCCGGAATATCACCCGGGTCGGCCGGGTCGGCCGGGTCGTCCGTGTCGGCTGGGTCGGCTGGATCATCACCACCAATAGATAAAAATGATGAAATACAACAGACACTAAGACACATTACCAAAAATATAATAATGGCCTTTTGTGGATCCATTGTGTATTACTTTAATTAAAGAAAAAAATCGTCTTTATATTAATGTCTACATGTGGTGTATGTTGTGAGAAATTCAACAAGATAAATCATAAAAAAGTTGAATGTCCCTTTTGTGATTTATCAAGTTGTCGCTCATGTAGTCAAAGATATATACTTTCTTCATTTGAAGACCCCCACTGTATGGGTTGTAAAACTCCCTGGAATCGTGAATTTGTAGATTCATTTTGCACAAAGTATTTTCGAAATACAGAACTCAAACGACGCCGTGAGGTCGTACTATTCGAACGAGAAAAAGCACGAATGCCAGAGACACAACCTGAGGTTGAGAGAATTCTTCAAATGAGGAAACTAAGAATCATACTAGATACTCAAAGATCACAATTATTAGAACTACACCACAGACATCAAAATAACCCAGATGAAAATCCTCGAATATCGATAGAAATTCGAGATCTCTATAGAGAGATGGAAAATATTTGGCGACATATAGAACAACTACGTACAAATGGGGTTGATCACGGAGAGACATCATTTATCCGCCAGTGTCCACATGAAGAATGTAAAGGTTTTCTGAATGAAAATTGGTATTGTGGATTGTGTGATAAACACTATTGTAAGAAATGTAACGAATTACTCACAGATGATCACGAATGTGATCCACAAACTGTCGAAACCATGGAACTTTTAAATAGGGATAGTAAATCATGTCCGAAATGTGGTACAGTTATTTATAAAACAAGTGGATGTGCACAGATGTGGTGTACAAGTTGTCATACAGCTTTTGACTGGCGAACTGGTCAAATAGAAACTGGACGAATACACAATCCTCATTTCATAGAGTTCAAAAAGAAAACGATGTCATCTAGAGAACATGGGGACATACCTTGTGGTGGCACACCAACATTTAGAGAGCTTAGATCGGTTGGCGCACCGAATACAATACTCTCATTTGCTATAATTGTATACCAATGTGAGCGTGATCTAATGTTTATGGATCTTCAACCCCCGGATAATCTACAGCTTAGAATATCTTATATGTTAAACGAGATGAGTGAAGAGTATTTCAAAACGATACTTCAACGACAAGAAAAGTTTCTAGATAAGTCAAGAGATATTTCACAAATATTTGAAATGATATCTAATACAGGTGGAGATCTTCTAAGACAATATATACTTGATCAAGAAAAACATGACGAAATATTCAGAATCATAGAAAAACTCGTCGATTATAGTGATGAAATATTCACTGTAATTCGTAAAAGATATAATTCTGCATTTCCTAGAAAATTAATTCTATGAATAAAGTAAGATGGTCATTCTATTGTTCCTCATTGTATTATTGGTGTATCTACTTCCCACATATCCCAAACCGGTGGTGATCGAAAATTTTTTGAGTGAAAATGAGCGTATCCATATTAAACAAGAAGCAAAAAGCAAATTGCAAGCATCAACTGTAGATAAGGATAGAAGGGTTGATGAACAAATACGAAAAAGTGAGACAGCTTGGTTAAGCACTGAAGACCCTATTATTAGAAGTGTTGTAGAACGATGTATCAGTCGTACAGATAGACCGATCGAAAATTGTGAACAACTTCAAGTTTTACGGTACAAAGAGGGTGGACACTACAACCCTCACCAAGATGTCTTCTATCAAGACAAAAATAAGAGGTTATACACTTTCATCATAGCTCTCAATGATGAGTATGAGGGGGGTGAAACAGCTTTCCCAGTTATAAATGAAAAGTATAAACTGAAAGCTGGTGATGCACTCTTTTTCCACACATTGGATAACTATGGGTTAGACACGTCCGATGCTTTACATGGTGGGCAACCTGTAAAGTCCGGGGAGAAATGGATTTGTAATTTATGGGTGCATAAGTATCCTTATTAAAGAAAAATATAGTAATTATAACATGTTTCATTACTATATAGAACCTAAAATAATACCAAACTTACTAACGGAATATGAGATTGAATATATAAAAAAAGAGGCTATACCCTATTTAACCAAATCCAGAATCGCAAATAATGTACTAGACACCGATTTAAGAACTAGTGATTCTACGTGTCTAAACCCTTCTGATCCAATTGTAAATAGTATTCTTAAAAGATGTGCTAGTATTGTAAATAAACCAATTACAAATTGTGAACTTTTACAGGTTATACGATATAATCCGGGTGGGTTTTATGTACCACATCAAGACACTTACGATGTAGAAAATCTCAAGAGATTGTATACTTTCATTTTGGTTTTGAATGATGATTATGAAGGGGGTGAAACAGCGTTTCCAAACTTAGATGTAAAATATAAAATGAAAAAAGGTGACTGTTTATTTTTTCATACATTAGATAATCATAAACAAATTACTAAATTGGCTTTACATAGTGGCCAGCCGGTAAAAACGGGATATAAGTGGATATGTAATTTGTGGATACAAGAGGACTCCGTCATTTAAAGGATAAATGATAAATATAATAATGTATGAAGCGAATATTTAATGTATACATAGAGCCTGAGGTTGTCAAAGATTTTTTAACTATTGAAGAATGTAATACACTAATTAATTACAATAGTGAACTTTATACATCTAAATTTCAAAATGATTCATATACTCCAAAAAGTGAAATATATAGTTTAAGTAAAACTATCCCCAATAACTCTGATGAAATATGTAGTATTTTAAAAAAATGTTCTAAAAAATTTAATATACCACACGATCGCTTTACAAATCTAACCGTTGTAAAATACACGGAAGGTGGATTTATCCGAGAACATATAGATAGCGCACATGAAGACTCACGAATATACACAATTTTATTATATCTGAATGAAGATTACGACGGTGGGGAGACATCATTTCCAAACTTAAAAAAACGTTTTAAACTTAACATGGGTGACGCATTATTTTTTCATAATTTGAATACAAATCATAATCCTACAGAATTATCTTTACATAAAGGTGAAATCGTAAAATCGGGTGTGAAATGGATAGCTAACTTATGGGTGCGTTGACTTAAAACTTTGACACCTTCATATATTAAATGTTTAGTGTTTATAAAGAACCTAAAGTTATTCACAATTTCCTAACAAACGAACAATGTGAATATTTAATAAATGATATGAGTGGCGAATTTACCCCAACTAAATTTACATCTACAGTTGATACAAATCAAGGTATTAGGAGTATGTCTAAACGAGTTTCTAAGAGTATAGATGTATTAAAATCTATATGTAAGAAATGTACCAGGCTTGTCGATTTACCGATTGAAAATTTCGAAGATTTTTTAATCATCAAATACGAAAAAGGTGGTTTTACTGGAAAACATCAAGATGGTGGAACTGGTGGGAATACAAATAGATTGTATACGTTTTTATTTGCATTAAATGATGATTATGAAGGGGGTGAAACAAAATTTGAATTTTTGAATAAAATGTATAAACTAAAAAAAGGAGATGCTTTATTTTTTCACAATTTTAATAATGATGGTTCATCAACGAAACTGTCCGTACACGAAGGTTGTATCGTAAAATCTGGTCAAAAATTTATATGTAATACGTGGATTAGAAATGTAATTACTTAAAACTTTAATACCTTCATATATTAGATGAAGTGTTTGGCTACTTTTTCTGAAAATAGTCTGTACAAAATAAAACTAGCAAAGACTCGTAAGAATGTCCTTGAGTCTATGTACCAACGACCAAGTGTCACAGAGGTGAGGCCAATCAAGGAGAATCTGAGACTTCGTTTACGCTTCATAGAAGCGATAAAAGAAGCACAGGAGATGTGTGAAATAGATAAGAATTCATCCGAGTGTCACTGGGCCTGGTATGAAGTGGATGAATTAGAAGATGCTATACTACGTCTATATCCCGATAGACCGTAACAATTGGGGGATCGTCGTCGTACCCATAATAACGAATCGATACTCCATAAAGTTTCATCATTTCTGGGTCGATGTACTCATTAATTTCTCTTTTCCAGTTTTTTACAGTGGTTTGAAAATATTCAATTCCATTATCAGAAAATACACAAATACGCATGAACGGCTTACTACGTACCTTTCTCATATATTCGTGTACAGCCTCGGGTAAAGGTGATGCTCTCATGTACGCCGATTTAAGGACATTAATAACGTAATATCCATGTGAATCACAAATTATATTGACTTGCATTTCGGGGAACCCTTTTATGTATGCTTCAAAATCCGCGTTACTGGGGAGGGTTGCGAACACCGGTGTATTTTGACATACAGTTCCGTCATGGTGACCGATACCTGGATGCGTGTGAAATGACATTTCAGAATACCAAACTTTATCAATTTCAGGACCTTCTACACGGTTTCGTTTTTTTGATGTGACAATATTTGGTTTACTAAACTTGAAATTTTTGTACTCGATATTACCTGCAAATTCCCATTGTTTGGAAGAAGATAACTTACTCACTTCTTTCAAATCGTGAACGACTTCACGGGAAAATTTTATTCTCTTCTTTCTTATCGCCATATTTGGGCGCATGAGTCTAAATTTCATTGACACTACCTATTATACACTGAGAATTTATCGGGTTTTATTTTTAACTATGTATCTACATTCATTATTACATTTTTATCAAGTAATGTAATGACACCCAACTCACTCCATGTATAGTACCGAATGGATATACCAAACTGTTTGCGCATGATAGGGTCTATATATTTATTAATAGTTCTTTTCCATTTTTCGGGTGTAGATGTGTAATACTGAAATCTACCCCGAGGAACTGATACTCGACGAAATTCGTAACCATTCATGAGTTCATTAAATATTTGAATTACTCGATCGGGGTTTGGTTTATTCATATTTGTTTCGATGAGATCTATGACATAGTAACCTTGATTTTCTAAGATAAGATTTGCTTGCATTTGAGGGTAAGCGTTTATATACGCCCTCAAATCGGGTTCACTTGGATATGTAAAGAGTGGGAGCTCATTCTCTGGTACTGGGTGTGTATGATAGACGATGTATTGTGTCAATTCTTCTTGTGTGGGTGTAACGCTCGCTGTTCTATTATTTGTGTGAGCTGTCGGTGTATTGAATTTAACATAATTCCTTGTATTATTGATAGTAAACGGGATAGTACCGGCATATTCAACTTGTCGAGTCCACGTTCGAGTGTAAACGTCTTTTAGGTTATCGATTAGTTTCCGACTTAACCTGACAGACATATACCTATTATTCGCTTTCGTAATTGTACCAAGATTATACTTATTCCGTGGTATGTTCAATCTCACCAAATTATTCGATAATCGATTGATTGCACGATTAATTTCTGAACTTCGTCTCCTCCCTGTAAGAACCCTTTGTCTATTCTGTGTCTGCCTATTTGTAGGAGCCATCTTAACATATATAGAGAAAATTTTAGTTTCTTTATAAATGAAGTGGGATATTGAAAAAATAGTGAAAGAAGTATATTCTGAATTAGGACCTGGCTATAGTGAGAGAGTGTACCACAACGCGGTTGAGGTTATACTGAGAGAGAAAGGTATCCCATATGAATCTGAGAGACATATTTTGGTTAGGTTTAGGGGTCACGTTGTTGGACAGTTACGAGCTGATATTATTATAGACAATTCTGTGATACTAGAACTCAAGGCTATTAAGACTCTCACTGATGGGATGGATCAACAGGCTCGAAAATATCTTGACTTGACAGGACTGAGGTTGGCGTATCTGGTAAATTTTCCTCTTCAACAGGGTCGGGAGGTTGAGATTCGGAAACTTGCATTAGGACCATCAGCGGGAGAACTCGCGAAAGCCTTTGATAAAATACGAGATCATCATCGTGTCGTGTCTGCGGATTTAACACAGCTGCTTCCAGGAGTTCATGCGCCGTTTTCAAATGAAACTTCGCCTGCTCCATGCAGTACCGAACAGCCGGGTCCGTTTGATTGATGTTATCTAGGTGTGGGCACACATGAGACTCAAGCTCGTAGAGTGCCAATAAGGCTTGGTTTTCTTCTTGATTCATGGTTGAGAATTATAATTTTATTGAAACACTTAGGTTCTAAACAGTTGGAATAAATTCCCATCTGAGATCACGACAAATCTTTTTCCATATGACATCTTGTTGATAAAGTTTCTCTTTAGATTTGAGAAGTGGAAAGTATTGAAGAAAATCATCTTCACCTAAAAGTTCACAAAATTTATATAGGACGTATGAGTAACTCAAAAAGTTTTTTCTTTCTGTCGGACAATTGTCGTCAAAAGGTCTTTGTATATCTTTGAACATGATTCGTAGAGTTTCTTCTAGTTCTTGTGGCATATTTGGTGGCTTGATTCCATTCAAAATATTTGTGATGTACGGAACATGTTCATAGTATTTATTTAGTCTTAATTTTTTCAACAAACCACGTATCTTAGCATGAGTAATATCTATTAGATTTTTGATTTTCATCTTTTTTAGTTCACTTCTCAATTGTTCAATAACTTCATCGGGTATAGTAGTCATCTCTTGTGCTTGAAACTGACTTAACCATTCATTGAAATGATTTTCTCGTTTGTATGAATAGTTTATGATTTTCTCAGATGTTTCTTGCTCTTCCTTGTACGTTAATTCATCTGACATGGCTATAGCAATTATTTCGCCACAACCGTCACATACCAAATCCGCCGTTGATCTCATATGAATAATGTTACTGTATACACAATTTGGACATTCATCTATACATATAGAATTTTTAGGTCTCTGTATATTCTTCTTTTCTACTTCTATCAAGTAATCTGTGAATATATCCTTTCTTTTTAGACCAACAGTTTCTTTCACATTGAATACATTGTCAGTATTTGACATTTCCTCACCTTCATCTGTATGTTGATTCATATACGGCATACATTTCATAATATAATCAGCCATTTCAGATTGGTATTTGCCTTTATTTGATGGATCCTTCTTAATTAACTCGCCCCACTCATCCAATTTATTATTATATCTACTTAAAAAGTTTCCTTCCATTCTATATAAAGAAATGCTCTTCAAACTTTTAAGTCATCTTTTATTTCTGTATAAAAGTTTAACCACACCACGAGACTATACAATTATCAAAGAAGAGTTGGAATATAAAATAGATTATGACTTGAAATACCAGACGGATGATAAGTTTTGGGCAGAAGAGAGTAGAGATTGGGATGGCATTCTTGAAGAATTTTATGGTAACGTAACTGGTAGGGATTTTAGGCATACTTCTATACCACAAAATGTAAAATATGTGATTTTACGTATCAAGTATTATTACAATGGACATATTTATTCCGCTATATCAAATGACATTAATTTCAGACCAGGTGAAAATGAAAGTTCAGCGATGCATTTTAGTATCCCATTGAGTAGTGCTTGGATAGTTGATCATGATGATAAACCTATGCGAAACATTACTGAAAAGGTGAAACGTTATTCTGGACCTAGATCTGATTTTCACGAACAAAAGGTTCCACTCGAACATTTGTTGTATTATGATAAAGATGTCTTAAAAGACCGTTTTCCTAAGATTATTCTTTCGAATACTCTAGGAATGAAAAAGGTTCTCAATACTCTTGAAGATTACACAACTAGTCTTCAGATACCTTAGTTGCTAGGTAAAACTTAAGTTCACCCAAATTTGCAACGTTATACTTTAAAATCAAAAATCTATTACCTGTTTCTTGTATAATTTGCACAGACGCACACATACTCGTCGCCTTTGTAAAGATATTCAAGTATTTTAGACTGTACATACCAGTGATTTTTTGACTTTCATCCAAACATTCAATTGATGTCTCTTGGTTCGCAAAATCACCTTCACATTTGAAGTCTATCTTCTTACCCTCCCTTGTAATTTCAATATCTGTACCAATATTAGACATATCACGACACAGTCTCTGAAAATCGGTTGATGGTAAAGTTGTTATAGTTGTCATTTCAATTTCTGGGACTTCTATACGACTTTCATTAATATCCAGAAGTTTGAGTTCAAACTTAGTGTGAGATTTTTTCGCTTCACTAGAAATTTCCATATTCATATATTCTTTCGATTTGATTTCGATTGTAAGGACATCATTATTGGTTATCGTCTTCAAAAGTTTGAAAGTATTTGAGATGTTGATACCTGCTATGACCTCCTCTTGATCGCAGCTATACTCTTCGAAGTTATCTGCTGCCAGATATATATCTATGAGAGATGTTCGAGCTGTATCTAATGTGACTATATACATACCATCTGGCTTAAAATATATGTTTACATCGTTAAGAATGTCTTTTAGTACTTCAAATGTTGATTTAAAAGCCGAAGCTTGGATAGTAACTAATCTCATATCTATTAAATAGTGTGCGTTAGATCTTTAAATTGCTTCTACTTATTTAAATCTTCATAAGCTACGCCTTTGGATACTTCTCTATTGATTTTTTCTTCTAACTCCTTCGTCATAGCTGGTTGAAGAGACTGACCATAATCATTCAGTGAGAATAAATCTGAATTGGGTGCATCCCCCTCAAGGGACGTCATTGAACATCCAAATGCACCAATAGAACCATGTGAAACTTCTTTAGCTGGTAGGAGTGAGTCTAACCAGTTTTTTATTTCAGTACCAACCAGAATTTTGCCATTTTTTGTCAGCATGGTTGGGACACGGTTGATCTTATTTCTGTAATTTGGTGGTATACCCTGTGTGTTGACATTGTGGTAATTTACAAGTTGTTTCAACTGTTGATGTTTGTTGATATATTCTATAACATCCATCGAATGTTTACATCTTGGGCTATATATCAGGAGTGACATCTATTATCTATACGGTATTTTCTAAAAAAAAATTAACGCATATTAGTAAAGATGAATTACTTGTTAGCATTTATTCTCATCCTGATTGTTATCCTCCTCACAACCAACATGGAAATGTTTACAGAAACATTCGGTCTCTCAGGCTACACCAAGCCCGTTTCTCCAGTAAAGTTGAATGACCCCAGACCAAACCTTGATGGGTTTGAAGAATTTGAGGTGAGTCTCAACAATGATGCAATGGAGGATTTCGTATTGAAGGCTAATAATGAGATCTCCAAGCGTACAGGTGTCTGCACCTACATCATCGAAACTACTGCGGTGAAGGGTTACAGGAAGGAACGTGATGAAATATACGAACTCATGTTCATGGCTATGAAGAAGGGTGGATTTTCATTTGGTTTCTCCGTTGTTGCGTCTTTCGAGGTTCAAAACGGTAAATCTCGTGTAATCTCTCTTCGGACACAACCCATTGGTGTTGAAGCCCCAGGTGATGTGAGTGCTTTCACAGAGAGTTCGGCTGGTAAGGAATTCGTTAAATATGAACTTGTTAAAGAAGCGGCCGTCCCTACACAAAGTGAGTTGGAATCCGCTAAAAATAAATTACAGTAATTGTAATGTTAAGTATCAATGACGTGACTAAGATTGATGAAAAAAGAAAACAGATCAGGAAAGAAATCTACAAGAAGATTTACGAACAGTTTTCTTCAAAGATTAAACAAGCTGTAGAACTTGGACATAAACAGATTTTTCTCACTGTACCGGCATTTCTAATTGGTTACCCCGTATTTGATAGGAGACTTGCAGCAAAATATGTAGCCAGGCAATTCGAACTTGGTAGTTTTACTGTAAGACTTTTAAGTGATCAAGACATATACATATCTTGGATTGTACCCAAGAAGAGTAAAATAAAAAAAGAAGAGGTTGAGGAGGGAGATTTTCCAAATCTAATGAATTTGAAGAAAATGGCTAATCAGTACAGGAGAGGTGCGTAGTAAAAGATGGATTTAAAAACCCTATTAATCATAAATGGACAATTTGAACGTTCTCGTAGAGGCTAAAAAGGAATATCTTGGACAGATGTGCCTTATTATGATTCCACCTATGATTGAAGTTTTTCAGGATATGTACATTGAAGCAATGAAAACCTCAAAGGGAAAGCAGGTTCTTATCATGTTTCAGAAACATTTAAAGGAAGTTCCAAACTGGTCTAATGCCATGTCTAAGCGACACACGGATAACATAACTGACAGGTGTACCTGGTTTGGTGATCTTCTCGCAGCTGTTTTTGTTGCGTGTACTAAGATTCTTTCAGCTGTTCGTCTCAAGGCGGATAATAAGAAGATTTCTTTAAAGCTCCCAACTGAAGAGGTTTTTATTCAAACCTGTTACAATAACGTCGCGAAGGACCTGTATCGCGATCCATACATCTTCCATGATGAACAGAGTGAGTATGCTCGCGACGAAAATCTTAGGGTCCGCTTCTCCTTATGTATCGAGAATACCGTAAAAGAATTGATTCCAGTGCAACAAATTCTTCAGACTTACATGTCACAAGAAACGCGTGATATTTCACTTGACGGTGACATCCACGACAGTGCCGACCCAGATGTTCTTGATGAGCAGATGGAGGAGATGGAGTCTCAGCCAATGGAGGGACTCGAACCTGAGATGGAGCCCCAACCCCTAGATGAAATGGGTGGAGACCCCCAACCCACTGGACTTGAAAATGAATTCAAAACGGTCCATGGTGTACACGCACCCGAAGCCCCAGAGCCAGTTTCTGAACCAATTGCTCAACCAATGCCTGAACCAATGGGTGAACCCCAACCTCAGCAGGAGCCGGATGATAATGTCTTTTTTGGTGATGCACCAGAGCAGCGCACAAAAAATCCCCGTTATAATTAAATGGAACTCTCCGATCATTTACGCGACCCAGTGAGTGCCGCCCTAATTGCAGCTGGTATAACTGCTGGTTATATTCATCTCAAAGCGTATCTCAATAATGAAGGTAAGCTTGAGCTTAACAAATACACAAAACCCGCTGTACTCAATGCGATTTTAGTGTTTTTCATAATCTCAGGTGGTTTAGGTAAAAAGGAGGCTATTTCTACAGAGCCTTTCTAAACTTAAAGATTACACCAATATAATAAGAAAATGGCGTCTGTCTCTGCTTTCAATGATATGATGAGTCAATTTCTTGTGGAATTGCACAAGACTTTTCCAGAGGAAAAAGGAATCAAGAAAATGTTAACTTCGTTTGACCTACTCAAGTCAACCAACCCCCGCCTAGTTGTAGATGGATACATGAAGGGTGTTTCTCCCTACGCCGATAAGATTTCTGCAAAGGATGAGACATTTCTTCTCGAGGAAATTGAGAACATCGAGTTTTTGAAGGAGCTTGATATTAAGCGTTACTGGTCCAAGATGTCTCCTAATACAAAGGGTGCTACTTGGCAGTACCTTCAGACTCTGTACATGCTTGGTACTACCATCACTGCTCTCCCAGCGGACACCCTTTCTCAAATTGAGAATATCGCCAAGGGTGTAGCGGATAACATGCAAAGTGGTGACGGAGAGTTGGACCAAGATGCCCTCATGCAAATGATGGGTAGCATGTTGAAGGGTCTTCCAAAAAAATAAACCTATACATATATTAAATGAAAGCTTGGTTCGATGATCCTAAGCAGCTTTTTGATGCTGACCAGGTCACCCAATTTTGGCCCACAGGTGAGCAAACTCCAGAAGACAGGGTAAATGCTGCTTCTCGTTTTATCATTTACGTGTGCACTATACTTTATGTTATTCGACGTGACCCACGTGTATTCGTTTTGGGTCTGACGGTATTAGGTGTCGTATATGTTCTTTATAAGTCTAGAATGGTTAAGGAGAACTACGGTGGGTCAGTTGAAGGTGTGAGCTGTCAGATGCCTACACCAAACAACCCTATGGGTAATGTTCTCATTACTGATTTTACTGATGCCCCTAATAGGTTAGAGGCGTGCTATTACCCAACAGTAAAACCATTCGTTCAGGCTTACAGCAGTGATCGTATTCCATACGACGCTGGGCGCTCTAGGACTTCCATGCCCAAGTACCTCCGCAATGCTATGGAGCGTCAGTTTGTTTCTAACCCAGTGACGAAAATCCCAGGAGACCAGACAGCTTTCGCCGAGTCTCTTTATGGGCGAAAAAATGCCCCAATGTGCAAGAGTGATACTCGCTTTTGTGATCCCAATGCTAGAGGTGTCCAGCTCGAAGCTTTTTCGGGTTTGGGAACCAATGGTGACAAACGCTCCGGTATGCATAGGGCAACGGTAGCTTAGATAAATATTCTTATGTAATAATAAATGGCGTATCAGCTTCAACCTGGACTTTCCATTGTTCAAAACTCGGGTGCCATAGCTCCCGTAAAAGCGACTGATGAAATTTTTGTATACCCCCAGCCCGGTAGCCTAAACTGTGGCAGTTGCCGACCCAACACTATGTTGTACGGTACTGCCCCATACATGGCGGGCAAGGGTTCTCCAGCACAATACATTGAGACAAGTGATCAGCTTCGTCCCCAATCTACTTCCCGATTTAACAAGCATATCGTTCAGACATACGAGCGAAACCTGTTCCCCTTAACTAATATGGAGTGCAAGGTCCCTCTTCGTACAATGCAATATGAGCCCTCGAGTACCAGAGCCGAAGTCCAGAATGGTCTGTTTCAGCAGAGGTACCTTAATAAAAATGTTAACAAGAAGTAAGAATGGCTGATCCTATATCACTCATGGCCGTCGCCGGTCTTGTATTTGCGGGAAGGAACTTGAGTACCAAGTCCGAACCACCAAAAGTTACTGTCACTGAACCAGCACTGAAAAATCCAGAAGTTATAGAATCTAATAATTTCCAGCCTACAGCCGAAATTCCACACAAGAGAGAGATGGAGAGTTTCGGAGACATTTCTATGCAGCAACGTACCGGCGGGGAGGAAATTCTAAATATGAGAAACAGAATGTATGATAA